CTAAATCCTCGAATAGGTTATCCCTCTCAAGGTCGATTAAAATCTCATTGCCCATTTTTGCTCCTTATATGTTTTTGTAGGGCCGCCCATCCTTCGAGATTTTCACAAACCAAATTAGTGTCTACAGTATTATCTAAGAATATATCGCAGTCAGCCGGGGTTACGGAAACTTCAGATGGGTGCTGATCGGAGCCTTGATAAATCGAGTCCCTCTCTACCCAAGCAACAACACCACCATTTTCGTGTATTGCTTTAATTTCATTAGGGAACCGTACATCATCGAAGATAGCTATTTCGTCTAGCTCATTAGCTTTGCTGAGAGCGATGTTAACCCAAATGTTTTTATGAATAGTATCTCGGCCCCATTCCGTGCCTAGCGTTTGCATGGCATATCGTGGGGTCTTCCCGTTTAACACTTCACATGGTTGTTCTTTCAGATCCCCGGTAATTTGCCTTTCGGTAAATCCCATAGATCTCATCATTGATTTTAAAGTGTCGGCAAACCTACAGACTGTAGCGTCATACTTGTTAGAGAAATGATTTGCTATGTACGTTTTACCACTACCTTTTTTGCCACAAAGTCCAATCAATAATCTAGCCATCGGTATCACCACTTGGCTTAAATTTATTAATATCGATTACTTTGCTATCTTGAAACTTTTCTAATAGCTCATCGTCTGGAGTGAATATAATTTCAGTGTCAGAAACAACTTGGATGCTATTCTCAAAGTCTGATACGCTCCTGACAATCTCACCAATAGCTATGATCTCTTGGTCTTGAGAAGTCATTAGCCCGAAGATCCCAGCAATTAAATTCTTGAAAAGGTCTACGTTCTCCGGGTCAAAGTTATCTGGGAACTCCCAGCCAAACCTAAAGTCTATACCTTCCGCCTCTTCGTTAGGCACTAGTTCAATGAATGCCCCTATAAATTTATCAGACATTATGAGCCTCTTATTTTTTGTAGTAGATTGAGGCTTCGTTTCTTTGGCCTTTCCTTGATCCACTCTGTTGGAATTTCTTTTGACGCAAACAAAAAGCCGTTCTTCTCGCACCAATCTGCATAGCTTGTCTTGCTACCCTTACGGAGTTTTCCGTTTGGGTTATTAAAGACAAACCGTAGGTCGAGAGACGGCCCATATTCGTCGCGTATATAAATGTGTTTTTTTCTATCTTCCGGGGTAAAGCGGCCCTTAGATTCAATTACAATACCATTAGGTAAAACGTAGTCTGGGGTGTAATTATGTTTCTGTTCTGGAACATTGTACATTATACGAAACGGTTCGTACTCCGCTTTTACTCCAGCCTCTTTAAGTTGAAGACCTATATCCTCTTCCAGACCAGATCTATAACCGTTGGCTATCGCCCTTTTTCTTATATTACGGAACGCCATTCTTAGGCATTCGCTGGGTTATAGTTTTTGACGAGCATCCAATAAGCTAGAAGACTGTTAAACATCTCCCGGTGCTTCTGGTGCGTTTCTTTTTCCCAAATGTGCCCGATAACAACCGTGGTGTCAGTACGATCAACAAATATTGAAACACGTTCAACATCATCGATATACCCACATCCTTGGGCATATGCAGACAACTGCATCCCGTAGTTATCAAAAGCTAAACTTTTTGGCTTCTTACCTTCCAGATTGTCTTTAGTTTTGAAGTCAACAAAGATACCAGACTTGGAGTAAAGGTCTATCTTCCCCCCGTAGCCTAGCTCGGAGTAAAAGGATTCTTCCGACAGCCAAGTTTCTCCCGGGAAATTCTCATCAAGAAATTTCTTGACGCGCTTGTAGGGCCCAGTTTCGCTCTTGCCGGTAAATCCGTCCTCAATCATGGAATGAATAAACGTCCCACGTTCAGCGGCATCATCAGTAATTTTACGGGAATCTTTCTTACAGCGGCGAATAAAATCCGACATGGTTTCGTCTTTTTCTTGTCGAAGGGTTACAGCCGAATTGATAGCCTGTGTAATCTTCCAATTCTCAAGAGAAGGTTTAGCCGCAACATTCATCACGGTTGTAACAGAAGGTACAAAACCTTCCTTCCTTGCGTCTCTTAAAGTTGTATTACGTTCTTTACCATTGGCACCGATAATCGTGTACTGGGAATTCCCATCCTTATCGTACCAGTGGCCTGTTTCTTGACCATCTGACATAGGCTACTCTTCGTCTACTAAATCGTCTTCTAGGTCAGCAACAACGCCCTCTATGGCGTCTACTGCATCGTCGGTAAGATCGTTCTGTGTCATGGCCTGTTGGTACGCGCCATTAACAGCTTCGTTCTCTTTCTTCACCATTGAGGCGAAGACTTTGAGAGTTTCGTAGACCTCTTCTGTCATAGGTTGAGGATCGTCTAAAATTGGATCGTAATGCATCACCCACCAAACTGTAGCACCTGAACCTTTTTCTTTGGTCAGGGTCATCTTAGTTGCGAATTCATGCATTTTTTTAGCACGAGGTATTCGCTTTAGATATTCGTCTTCAAACTGGTTGAACCCGGATCCCTTTGCCATAATAATCACTGGCATGTTTTCTATGGTAGCTGTCTCGCCATCGGGTGTTTTACCTGTGTAAGACACTAGCCCACGGATCTGTCGGAAGCACTTAATATCGCTGTACCTCTTTTGATCTGCCTTACTCATTTCGCGCAGTACCTTTGATACTGGCTTACCACATCGCACTGTACCTTTCATGTCTCGGGCTTCATCCCGCAACATCGGTATCATCAATGTTTTATTTTTTACTTTGTTCGCTTCTGGATCGTACTGTATCCACTGAAACAATTGGCTTAGTGGTCTGAAGGTAACTGACTTAGCAAAAATAGGATCTTCGCCTGTACCTTTTACAAAGAATTGACCTCTCGGCAACTCCTGTCCTTGTTCATTTTCTTCTTGGTAGTTGATCTTCAACTCAGGTAAACGGTCACTAGGAGTAACAGCATTGCCCCCCATACCCAAGGTGGCGGCCAGTTCCAATTCTTCAGATCTGGATATAGTAAGCTCATTCATATTTTTTTCCCGTCAATCGACATTGTTAAAATTTAGTTAAGGATAATAGGATACATTAGTTAGTGGCGTTAGTCAATAACGATCTCGGTTTGTTCCATCCAGTTCGGCCCAATATCTGCCTCTATGTCTAAAGGTAAAAGTAAATCGTAATCGAACCGCTCTTTAACCTCTTTAGGTAGCTCTTGCATGGCCCACTTGAGTGCTGTTACCACTTGGTCTTGCTCTCCGGGGAACACATCAACGACAATTGAATCATGTACTGTCAGTATTATTTTTGATTGTAATTCTTCTTCGCGGAAACGGTTTAGAGCCCGGATACAAGATAGCACAACAAGATCCCCTGTAGCGAAACTTTGGCACGGATAATTTACGATAGCCGTAGCGTTCGTTACCCGGCCATTGCGTAGCCTCTTAGCGTTGGGAAAATAGAATTCACGGCCGCTTGGTATCCTTACTAGGCCATCCCGTAGCACTCCGTTCATTAATTCTTTGTGCCACTCTGAGAGCCCTTTGTAGATGTTGAAGTACTCTTTGAAGTAGGCTTGGACATGCGGGGCTTCATTCGCACCCATACCGCCGTAGAGAGGAGCAAAGGTGTAGGCTTTAGCGGCCTGTCGCATATCCTTCGTAACATCTTCAACAGCGCATTGATTAATAATCGAAGCAGTTTGTTTGTGAACGTCCTTGCCTGTTTGTATGTCTTTAATAATTTGTTCATCACGAGAAAGTTCTCCAGCTACCCTAAACTCAAGACCACTAAAATCCGCTTCTAAAATCTGCCCACCATCGAACCTTGAACGTACGGCTTTGCGTACGGGAAATTTGGATCCCTTTGGTATGTTTTGGAAGTTGGGATTACTGGATGACAGTCTACCTGTCCGGGTTATACATTGGTTGAATTGAGCATGTAGCAAACCAGTTTCTCTGGTCGATAGATTAATATTTTTAATAAATGAATCTAGGTAAGTACTGATAGCATTTAGCCGAGATGTTTTGCGTAGGAATTCGATAGCAACCAAATTGTCTTTTTGTTCAGCTTGGCTGATCAGTTTGTTAATCGTTAACTTATCAGTCTTAAAACCGTTAATGCTGGCATCCATCGGGGTGGTAGGTACTAGCTTGAGCCCGGCTACCTGACCAGTGCTAGTGAGTGTGTACCCCATGCCATCGCAGTAAGTACACTTAGACAGGTTTTTATACAAATCACCATTAACCTTAATCTTCTGTATTTTGCCCTTACCCTTACAAGCGTCACAATGATGCGCGATTGTTTTCATAACCCGGCGCGTAGATTTTCGTACCGTATTAGCGAACTGTGATGGGTTCATTCGTGGGGGTGGTAGTGGTTTACCTCTGGCATTGACTCCAATGTTAAATGCATTCTTATGATAGTTTCGGTCATTTACTCGGCGTGAATAAACTACGGCTGTCATATCAACACCGGAGTTTAGGTTAATTGGTGTGTCGCCCATAACATCGGCCACGATCTCATCTAACCTACGCTCGATTGTTTCTTTCTCTGCCAGATACTCATCCCGTACTTTGTGTAGAGTTTCGATATCAATGGCTATACCATTGCGTTCGATCTCAACGAGGAACAACAACATCTCATTCATGAGATCATAAATAGGCTGGAGCCCTTTGTTACTTTCCTTCTCAAGATCTTTTTGCTGGGCTAGGTAAATCTCAGCGCACGATAGAACGTCAGCATCCGCATACTCGATAACAGTATCGAGCGGCATAGCTTCAAAGCCCGTACCTTTTTTGAATAAATCATCAACGAGATCTGATCTTTTACGGGTAACGTCTCTGCGCTCGGCAGTAGCTTTAAGTGATAGCTCTTGTCTCTGACCTCGGGCTAGGATGTATTCTCCTATCATCGTACAGTACACCGTTTTAGGTATACTGAACCCAGCTTCCAACATCCACGATACATCAAATTTAGCGTTGTGCCATGTACTGACAGAGCATTCGTCCAGATCTCTTTTTAATTCATCTGGACTATCCGGGGTGTCTTTTTCGTTATGGAAAAAAATGGCCCGTTTTGCTGGGCCAATTACTCCGTCTTCAATGATGCGCCAGTGCGCTGATACAATTTTATTCTTTGGGTTCTTTGGGCTGTTGTCCTTCCCATGATCAAGAAACTGTACCGTAGTTTCAAGGTCACCAACAAATATCTTGGTCATCTAATCCCCTTTAAATTTAATTTCCATAAAGTGCTTCCATAAAGTTTCGATTGGAAACAAAGTGTCATACTCCATTTTCAATCTTTCGCCGTATCCAAAGTCAGCTTTAGTCGCTTTGTTTTTGAATGCCGGACGATCTATCCACCCGTTAATTCTCATAGTGTTCGTGTTGTCAGTTC